CTTTTTTTACCAGCTCTTAGAAGTTCGAAGTCTTCAGAATCAATTCTATTGTTTTTATTTTTATCTAATTTAGCTTGTCCACCAACAAGCATTTTACTTTTTTTAAGACCCTTTTCTCTATTAGTGTCTTCATCTTTTTTTAATATTCTTATTGGCATAGGTTCTCCTAATAATATTTATATTCCTTTTCTAACTTTAGAGGATTGTCATCCCAATCATCAGAATAGGTATTTACAAATCCACCTTGCCTGTATCTTAACACAGCTTGGGTCATGGAATCAACATAGTCATCATATTGTCCATTAGGAAAAGCTGCAACTTCTTCTATTACTTCTTGTGCATAATGTTCATCTAATGGAGCAAATACCATACCAGACTCAAATACAGGGGCACAGCTGTTGATACGAGTATGCTTATCTCTACCTCGTGCAGGAACATAGTCTACAACTGGTATACCTGCTCTTCTTAGCTCGTGTATTAATGGTTGACCAGATGCCTTGGCCTCAATGATTACGGTTTCCGGTTCCCAGTATTCGTATTGCTCTATCGCTAGATTTTTTAGATCTGGAAAGTCATACCGACCCTTTGTTGCATCTAAAAGTATTATACATTTCTCATAGCCCTCTACTGGCTCAAAGATACCCCACGTAGTTATAGCTGAGTAATCAGCAGTTTCTTTTTTTGAGAATGCAGTGTCATATGATTGTATTACGTGTAATAATTTTGGTAGATGATCTTTATCGTAATCTTGCCACCACTCACGTTTAATTATTGCACCTTCCTCTGATGTAGGATCTTGCATGTATTGTGCGTTCCAATTTTTCATGGACACCGAAGCTTTGACAGCTTCTAGATCTTCTAGTGACCAGTATTCAGGCCACACAGGATCCCCGCTTGGCATGATGGCAGGAAACTCTATAACCTTCCACTTATCTGCTTTTGGTTCACTTTGTGCTTTGATGAGCCTTCCTGTAAGATCATCGGTAGCCCATCGAGTCATTACTACACAAATACGACCACCTGGTTGTAAACGCTGTCTGGGTCCTGATGAGTACCACTCGTAAGCCCGATCCATGGCTGAATCAGACATTGAGTCTTGTTCAGTATGTGGATCATCGATAATAAGTAAGTCCGCCCCTCGTCCTGTGATAGAACCGCCAACACCCGCTGCAAAGTATTCCCCACCATGATTGGTCTCCCAACGTCCTTTTGCCTTACTATCTTCTCGTAATGTAACATTTCCAAATATCTGTTTGTACTCCTTAGTGTTCATTAAGTTACGAACCTTACTACCAAACCTGGTAGCTAATTCAGCATTGTGCGATACCTGCATTATTTTCATCTTAGGGTTCCTACCAATCATCCATGCAGGGAATAAATAAGATGCAAACTCAGATTTAGTGTGTCTAGGAGGCATATTTATTATGAGCCTCTTTTCATCTCCAGCAGCTATTTTTTGAAACTCTTCAGCAATAATTTGATGATGGCCAAATTTTTTAGGATTATTTGTTTTTCTATAAATAAAATCTTGCCAAACAGTTTCAGCAAAAATTAAAAAATTATCCTGGCATAACTTGATCCACTGCAACTGCTTTTGGAGTATTAAATCTTTTATTTCTTCTTCTGATAGTTGATCAAAATTCATATCGTTTGGGTCCCCATTATATGGATGTATATTGCTTTGTAAACTCTTTGCACAGCGTTGCTGTGCCTGGAAACGTGGGCGGCTGGTAAATTTTTTTTAAAGCAGGTTGTTAGATTTTAAGAGCCTTGTAAACGTAAGGCACACCTATAGCCCGATCGGGCTATAGGTTTTATAGGTTGATTATTCAGTAGTAGTTAGTGTTGATACAAGAGTAGAAAACTTTTTAAGTATGTTATCCTTAAACTCGTCAACCACAGGATTGCCATTATTTTCAAGAATATGCTTCTCACATTCTCCCATTAACAGTTGAAACATTATTTCATAATTTAATTGTTTCTTGTGTCCATTGTCTACCACCATATCAGCCAGAGCAGTAGGCGATTTCTCGCCTACCCTTTCAGCTAAAACTTGGGCTATGTTGATTAATGAATTATTGGGCATCTGCATCACTCCCAATAGCTTTGTATTCGCTATATTCTAATTCAGTACAGAACTTGTTAAATAAATCATTGTGAGCAATCTTAAAGTTTGCTGTCTCAAACTTTTTACGTTTACGATTTATTTTCTGTAATCCAAAACTATTGCCATGTTCATCTTGGACAATAATTAAGTTTTGGTTTGTTCTGCTAAACACATCAACAACGTTTTGTTTCATTGTGTCTAACTCTTTAGCTAGTCTATTAGACTTTAGCTTTAATTGAGCATAAGCAAGAACTACTTTTTTTTCATCTTGCTTTAGCTTCTTTATTGCATTTGTCATATTTACCTCTTTGTTAGTTTGACAGCTTCTTTTATATCTTATCAAATCCCATTACAAGAACTAATTTAACTTTTTTTTATTTATTTTTTGTAGCTTTGGCTCAACCTTTACTTGTATATATTCCTCACCTAAAACATTAGCCAAATTTTCCGCCAGGCGCTCAATTGCTTTAGTCATTTCATCTTGTGCGATTTGCCCACCTTTACGAGACGAGGCGACAGGGGTCGCCTCGTTCTTTTTATCCTTAAACTTCATCACCAACTGCACCAATATTCAACGACCTTCTTCTCGCTGATCGCTTGTTGACAGAACTTTAAAAATTTAATGTCTTGCTCTTTATACTCTTTGACTGACTCCTCTTGGAACTGCTGACCCCAGAAGAAACCATCTTCGGCAACGTAATCTTTATAGCTGTTAGATATGGCTTCTGCCAGATCTAGCACTAATTCTTCTGTAATATATACAGGTGCTTCTTGATCGGCATTGAAACCGAGATGAGCAAGATGTCCCTCGTGCTGATGGTGTTTGTTTTGTTTGTCCCACCAAGTAGACATGAACTGCTGAAGTCGTGCGTGTTTTCTCCAAACGAAAAGTTTACTACATTCTTCTTTATCGTCATCAAAGTATTTAGCCCAATTCACATTGTGACCTTTTAGGTGTGCGTGTTGATCTAATCCCATATCTTTCTCCTTTGTTAGTTTGTTCTCTCTCTTATTCTATCCCATCATTAAACGCAACACTTTTCTTTTAGAACCATTCTAAATTGCAAAAGCAAATGCACTTTCATTACCACACGCCGTTCTGCCAGGGGGACGTGAGCTTAATGTGCCTTCGGCACGGGTATGGACTTTTCTACACGAGACGAGAGACATGTGATTTAGAACGGCGAGATTGCCAGTAGCAGCAGGATCCCCAGCAGGATTGTGGTAAAGGTGGGAAACATCAGCCAAGTTAGAGCGAGGATACCGAGGAACCACATCATACGGCATCCTTTTCTCCAGCAGCTCCTGCTTCCTCTTTTACCTCAGACTCTGCCCACGTATTTCCGTTGGCAATGCAGCGAGAGCCCGGACCACCCGTCAGTGCGTAGACCTTCCCTGCTTCGGGCTTATCTTTCTTTACGGCATCGTCCGGTGTCCAGCCTCCGGGCGGGGCGTTTTCTTTGTTTATCTTTTTAATTAATTTACTAAGCTTCATCGATATCCTCCTTTGTTAGTTAAGCAGCAAGGATCAGTACCGTGCTTGAAGCTCTCCCTGCTGCCTGGTCCATCACACAGTGGGAGTTACAGTGCACTCTCAGCCCAGCTGCGTTAGTTAACGGGGCACTTCGCTTACAGTAACCCATATGCGGTACGCCTCTGTAAGTATCGTCCGCATCGTTGGAATATCCGTGCCCCAAGTATAGATAAGACCTGATGGGATATTTGTCAAGGGCTTTCTTCTAGAACTTTTCCACCAGCAGTTCCTTCTGGATCCCAGTCCTGTGCCGTACGCTGCTGGGGGGAAGTGCTATCCTTATAAACGAGAACGAGGTACGGGAGACCTATGAACGAGAACGAGAAAAGGCTTAGCCTGTTGCCTCGAGTACCTACCCAGTTCCTCGACATTTTAACGGTAGAATTGACAACAGGTTCCATGCCCGAGCACATTGCTCGATCAGTATTCTGATCATATTTATATATAAGATATCATGGGATGAATGTCAAGAGAAAATGACCTGCTGCTGGTTCCAGGCCCACGGTAACTAACAAAGAGGAAAAGAAAACGTGGGCGTGGAACGAGCTTCAGGATCCCAGCTGGCGAAGGACCAGCTCTTTCTCCAGCTGCTCCTGGATCCGTGGCCATTGACCACGAGACGAGAACGAGGCAACGGGCTTCAGTGAACGAGGATCGGTGAAACGGGACACTGGCCTGTACAGTTTAATAGTCGCCTTCGAGGGGGTCTCTTTGAAGATAATAACAGTGCCTCCATGTTTTACATATCTATTAATCCATACTATTTGCCATTTATTTAGCTTGGGAAAACTGAGTTCATCTGATTTTAATTCTATCCAAAATATACCCCATTTATTTACAGCGTGAATGTCAGGAATACCGTTAATTGTGCTAGATTCTATGCGGGTTAAAAAGAATTTAGTCAGTCCTTTTTTTAAATTTTTCCACAGTAAACTTTCTTGATTCATTTAAATCAGTTTTTTTATATTTTTAATAACACAATTTGGAATAATAGTTGTATTTCCTATCTCGTCAATATCTCCCTTTTCAGTCTCAGAATAGTCTCCAAACACCCTAGTAGTGCCTTTTAATTGAGTTAACAAATGTCCTTTTGTAACACAAATAGGTAATTTAGATTTTAGACAATGATCTATTGATTGCCAAGAACTGTCAGAGCAAATGTCATACCATTCAATCTCAACAAGTGGATATCTATCTTTCCAATGTTTTGCTTTTTTATTTATTGAAATTTTTCTCTTCATTAACTTTTACCATTACATTACCTAAAGAAGTATACATTGTTGAATTATGTACACTGTTAAAAACTTTAATCCATTCAGACCAGCTAGCCGTTTTTAATTTCTTTAACGTGCTCAGGCTCCGCTTCGATTGTTTTGGCGTTATGGCCATCGATCTTTTGCGATAATTCAGATAATTTTTCTTCAAGCTCTTCACGTGACATTCCCTCCAGACCTGTTACTCTTACTTCTTTACGATCAATGAAAGCACCAGCTAATTGACCTGATCTATACTCTGCATTAATAGCAGCAGCATATTGATCTTTTTTTTCTGCCTTATTAGCAAGTCTTTCAAATCTTTTGTAACGTCTAAGGTTGTCTCCCTCGTACATTTTAATTTCTTTTTCAAATCTTTTGTCAAAATATTTTGCAACGTGTGGATTTAATCTTCTAGATAATAATCTTGAAGCCATGACTCCATAATCATTTTCGTTTTTGCAAACATATCCCGCACGTTTTAAAGCTTCAGCTTGAGTAATATTACCCCAATCTTTGACATAGATTTCAACAAACATTTTTTGTTTTGGAGTTAGATCTAATTCTGTTCTAAGTTCTTTTTTCTTTAAAGGCATATTTTTCTTTCCAATACTTAGCTCTCTCTAATTTTCTTATTCTAAAATCTTGTGCTTCTATGCCCAACCATTTTCTTAACCAACTTAACATTAAATGAATTTCCCCTTTTTAAAACCAGTTTTTTTTTTCAAAAAAGCTCTTACAGAATCAGATATACTTTTTTGAATAGCTTGTCTTTCTTTTTTTGGTATATTTATCATCATAGTTCTTTTTGCCCTTTTATCAGAAGCATAAGCTTTTCCAATAATTGGCCCTTTAAATATAGGTTTATCTTTTTTAGCTTTTGCGATTCTTACAATCATTCTCCGTTTGAGTCCTGGAGTAGCTTTTATTTCAGCAGCTGTTGTTAGTTTAGTACCTCTAATTTTTCTTTTAACATCAGCTTTAACCAAATTATAAGGTATAACTGGTGGTGATTGTGATGGTGCTCTTTTAAATCTTGCTTTTGCAGATTTAAAACCTTTGAAACCTTTACGAAAGGCCTCTTTAGCCATCTTCCTACCTTCAGGAGTTGCTAAGTATTGAATGGTTTTTTTCATCATAATTTTTTTATTATATAGATTATTTCATCATAATTAAACTACCTGGAATTGTTTTGATAGCGTTCCCGCAAGAGTGGTGTCTCTAGGGACACCACGGGGACACCACAGGGACACCATAAAAATTGATTAAAAGTGTTGATATAATTGAATAATAGTTAATCAGGGACACCAGGGACACCTATTTTACCCCCAGGGGTACTTTTTTTATTAGGAGGGTCTAGATAATCTTTATAATAGATTTTATTTGTCCGTTATCCGTTGTTATGTTATAAATATAACTGATGGGTTTTTCATATATACCTTTCAATTGTTTGCACCTCGAGGGGTTTGCTTTTTTTAATGCTCTCAGAACTTTGCCCTCTCGGGGTGTAAAATTTGTAAGACCTCCATGACTATTTTAATTTAACTTTCATAATCTTCTCCATAATACATTTTCTATCTTCACTATTATTAGCAGCTCTGTAATCAATATATAAATTTCTATATTTTACCCACTCTTTTTGTAATTCAGTAAACGTAACTTTACCATCTTTTAATAATCTCTTATATTTCTCATGAATAATCTCAGGGTCAAATCCACTGTTCCAACATACATATTCAAAAGTTTTATTTTTTTCTAAAAACCAATCATGTGCATCTTTTTTTAAATAAGAATCCTCCTTAGTTCCATGTGTAGTCAGAGCATCTTCAAAGGCCTGCAACACAATAGCTTGAAACAAACGCTGCTCAGGCGAATGTTTTTTTAAAACTGTAGATGCTAATTCAGTGCCCAAAATTTTTAACAAGCTTGGAGAATAACTCACGAAACTGCCTCTGTACCTCTCTTGGAGATTTTACATACGTAGTCCACCTGTAATCATCTAAAGCCTCGTCAATGAAATCATATCTATCAGATCCTTTGAGAGTTTTACAAAAATCTAATGAGGCCTCAATTAATTTATCATGTTTTTCTTGATTCATTCGCATAACCACGAAGCGGGAAAAGATATGGATGTAGAATGACTCCGTGGTTACGCATTTTTGACTACTAGTTTCAAACCTTTAGCTTGTGCAGCTTTCTTTCTACCAGTACGCCAACATCCCTCAACCTTATCAAGGAATGAAAGACTAAAATTTCCTAACCCAAAATCGTTTCCACAATACAACTGAAACATAAGACTGGTGATCTCGTCATAAGTTTTCTTATTAGGACACACCATTACAAGCTTTTGTAACGCTTGATCTACAGCTTCTGAACTGCTTTTAGCAGCTTTTTTACCCACTAAATCTCCTTTATTAAGTTAATTAAGTGTGTTCGTTGTTCGGTGAAAATAAAGTGTTTTAAGCCCCACTTTTTCATTAAGGCTAGGAATACGTTTGTTAATCTTTAATAAATTTTTATTTTAATTGCAACAAAAAAAAGGGCCTAGTCTCCCAGGCCCTTTTCAATTCCAGGTTAAAGGTTAACCATCCAACCTGCGAATCTACTTACCATTGACCAAGGTCTTACCTTGTTTTAGTAAATTCTCCTTCATTACAGAATAGCTTTTACCTTCTTTTTTAGCTATCTTTCTTATTTCATCATCAACCAACTTAGCGATCATAGATCCAGGTCTTCTGAAGCCCTTCTGTCCCATCGCCCTTATTACATGATATGAATCAATGTCTACAGCACAACTTTTCCATTTGTTGATGTTCATCTTTTTACCTTTCTGATTCACTTTCAGCTTCTAAATAATCTTTTGATTTATAAAAATCAACAAGATTAATTTTTTTCCTGCCGTCTTTTAAACCACTATTAAATATTTTTTGAAAAATATTAATGTAGTCCTCTGTTGATGTGCCAGATAAAAACCAAGCAGACTTTGTTTTACAAGCAGTGTAAAATCTTACAAAGTCCCACTTAGGATGTTTATCACTGATTAGGTATGCTGTAACACAAGCTCTTTTAATTCTTCTTTTGGTATCTTCTGTACCTAAGAAATATTTTTTAAGCTTCAACAGCTGTGAACCTATTCGATCACAATGTTGAATACCACCAGCAGGTATTTTAAATGTGCCTAACTTAAACTCATCAGAATGCCTTCTGTATTTGGTATTAACTTTTTGTAACAAAACAAGTGTTTCAGCAACAGGTATGCCGTACTCATTCATTTTGGATTTTAATATTTTGTAATCCATTTTACCTCTTGCACAATGGTGATGAAGATAATGATCTAATGACCAATTCTTTCTACCAGTGTTTAGTCTTGCTACATCAAGCGGATCATCAGAATTAATTATGATGTATGGAACAGGTAAACCTAATTCCTTTCTCGCTTGCAGAGTATGTTGACCATCAACAACCTCTTTATTTTTATTTACACGTATAGGGTCCATAAGATCCTTGTCAGCAATTAACTTTTTAAGTTGCTGCACGTGTGCTATGTCCACAGGTCTATTGCCTCGAACTTTTTTGAAAATAGAATAATCTCTAGTTTCAAAAAATTTATTATTTACTGCTCTCGCCATATCTTTTCCTCCTATGTTAATATTAGATAAGCTAATCCACCAAAAATAAATAACAAAACTTTTGGTGGGATTGTTAATAAAAGAAACAAAATTACCATTTTAATAATCAGGTCTGTCATTTGCTCCTTCTAATTGATCTTCAATTAATTTGTTAGCGATAGTTTCGTTGATCGGATATATCGGAACATCCGCAAAACGCATCGGTAACTGTTGAAGTCTTTTCATTGTTGATTGCCACTCATCGTCACCATACTCAAGTGGCATGTGTCCGTCAGTTGATACCAATGGAACTTGACTAAGTATTTTATGCACCTTGTCAGACCACTGATTAAAAACTTCAGAGTCAGATCTAATTTTTGTCATAAAAATTCCAATCTCTAAATAGACCTAAAACTTTATCTAAACCCTCGTGAAATTTTATAGAACCACTCAGGTTGTCTTTACATTTAAACTTTCGATATCTTTCTCCATTTACGTGTAAAGTTATTTCATTAGTATCTTCATTATGAGTTAAAACAAAATTAGATTGTTTTGGCTCATCTTTATTTTTTGGTTTGTATTCCCACTCAGGTTTTAAAACCAATGTTTTTTCAACAGATGTGTCAGGAGCTGTGCTCCTGGACATAGCATCTATATCTTTTTTATCATTCATGATAACCTCTTTATTAATTGTTTTTAAATATTCTTATAATTATTTTGATGGGATATGCAAGGAAAAAATAACATAGGATAAAATAGGACTTTATGAAATATATTTTAATAATTTACATGTGCAGTATGGTTTCTGGAGAATGCCCCCAAAGCTCAATAGCACCTTATCAATTTGATAATCATACAAAATGTGTAGAAAATGGCTATAAAGTGGCCTTTAACACCTTTAAAAACATAGAAGAAATAGAGGGTATTTTACAAAATGAGGTTGAAGAACAAAAAATTGCAATAAAATTTGAATGCAGGGCAGTTAATTTTCCAAAACCCATAATACCACCTAAAAAACCAAAGGTTTAAATGGAATTTTTTTTAACAATGATAATGTGTAGTGCTGTTGGAAATGTTTGTCTACCACCTCATACGTTTCCAGACGGATATAAAAATGCATATGAATGTATGATTAAAGGTTATGAGGAGTCCAAAAATAAATTAATTGAAATAGGTGAAAAAGAAGTAAATGAGCATGAAATTTACATCAAATTCGATTGTATTAAGATAAAACCAGAAAATAAACCAAAACTATCTACATAGTTGCATTATTATCACATTTTGTGGTATATTAACTCATGAAACTGTATCGTATCCAAGCAAGATATAATAATTTATATTTTGATAAGATGCTTGAAGCAGAGGACGATGCAGGAGCTCTTGAGGCATTTTCGAATGGCGTAAACTCAGGAGAAATTGTAGGCACGGATGAAAGTTTTTATGGAGAGCGTGCTTACGTAACGTTTGAGGAGGTAGACAGCAATGTCACTACAAGAACTAGTAGCGGAGAAACTTCAGTTGGAGTCCAAATGGGCAAACCAAGCGTTGAAACAGGGTAATGTAACTCCTGATATGAAGTGGCTCGATATTAAAATAAAGAATGTTAAGCTAAAGATCAATGAATTTGATATTGATATAGCAAAAACAGATCTTTTACAAGAAGCAGGTTAAGCTTCAAAAAAAATTAACTTTTTTTCCTAAGGCTAGTGCGCTCTAAATTTTCCAAAAAGCATTCAGTGTCGCATCCAGAATAGAACCCCTGCAATTTACAACCTTCTAGAATTCAACAAAATGAAAAAGTGAAAAATCGTCCATGTTATAATAGTAAATAAAAAAAAATAAGGAGAGCAAAAATGTTTGAATGGAAACACCCTAACTATTATAAAGAACTTAAAAAGTTGAGAGAGGAAGCTGAAAAAGAATTAGAGGAGAAAGAAAAAGAATCAGAACAAGATAAAGAAGAAGACTAGTCTTTTCTTTCATATAAAGTGTGTAATTTATTACCATCAAAATAATAACCACTAATTTTTCGTTTACTCTTTCGCTTCACCCCAGCTTTTGCCAAGGGCAATGTCAACTTTGCTAGGAACTTTAAGATTGTCGATAGCATTTTCCATTATCTCCTTTACTTTATTTATATCATGTTCTTCATTTATTGAAAAACATAATTCATCATGAATTTGTAATAAAGGTTGATAACCTTTTTTATAACAATTGATCATCGCTTGTTTTGTTTGATCAGCTGCTGAACCTTGTATTAATCTATTTAAAGCTTTGTAAGTAAAAGCTCTTCTAATATTATTTCCGTAAATAGCTTTTGCCTCTTCATAATGCATAGCTTTATTCATTCCAAAAGTTGATGGTTCCCACATATCAAATCTACATTTTCTACCTTTTATTGTTCTTATAAAACCATATTTAGATGCACTGTTAGTTACCTCCTCAGCTAACCTTTTAACAAAAGGAACTCTGTTATTATATTTATTTAACAAATTTTCAGCTAAGTCTTTTGATATACCAAGCTCCCTCCCTAATTTAGCTTTACCCATACCATAAAATAATCCTAAATTAATTGTTTTAGCTTGTGTCCTGGATATACCTGCCATATCTGCAACAATCTGATGAAAGTCAGCTGCTTCATTTTTGTAAGCTTCTATAAATTCGTCAGCTCCAGAAAAATTATTATGTACGCTTGCAGCGTAATGAGCGACTAATCTTGGTTCTTGTTGAGAGTAATCAAAGCTACCCCATTGTTTACCATCTTCAGGTAAAAATAAACTTCTAATTTTATCCCCATACTCTTTGTTACGTGCAGGTATTTGTTGAAGGTTAGGGTTAGAATAACTTAATCTACCAGATACAGTTCCACCCTGATCAGATCTTAGTTGATTTATTTCAGAATGTATTCTACCTTTATGTACAAATCTTTGAATGGAGTCTATAAATGTTGAATGGAATTTATTTATTTCTCTTGCTTCTCTTATTAGTTGGGCTATCGGGTTATCACAGTTTACTAACCAGTTTTGGGTAAAACTTGGTTCTTCTGTTTTCGGTGTCCGTGGGTAATCAACTCCGATCCTGTCAAACACTTGAGCTACAGATCTTGCAGCCCATATGTCTACATCAATAGTAGTTTCTTTTTTTATTTTACCTAACACTTTAGATTCTTTTTGTTTAAAGTCTTTTTTTAATAATGCGGCCTTCTCTTCATCTATTCTTATACCTCTCATTCTTGTGTCAATTAAAATAGGTAGCAGCTCCATCTCCATGTCCCAGACATCGTGTAAATTCTGTTTTGTTATTTCAGTTTTAAAATGCTGCCACAGCTTTAAAGTTAGACCTGCATCTTGTTCTGCGTAGAACCCAACGTACCCTGCTGGTAATCTCCATAGATCTGCTTTTGCATCTATACCCCACTCTTTTGCTTTTTCATTTAAAAAGGTTTCGTTTTTGATTTCACCTAAATAATCTTTAGCACATGCATTTAAAGAAAAACTATATCTATTTTCATTAACCAAAGCTGCTGCTATCATTGTATCAACTACGGGTCCATTAATATTAAATCCATTTACCTTTAACCAACCCACATCATAACTTGCATTATGAAAAATTTTTACTGCTGGTGTATTCAAAACTTCTTGCATCCAGGCAACTGTAATACCTTCATCCATATTACCGCCTGCATCGTGGTGTATAGGAAAATACCATTGCTGATCAAAAGCTGCTACAGCAAAGCCTACAATATGGCCATCAAATGTAGCCCACCCTGCTCCTTTTGTTTTAATGTTTGGATCTTTAGTTTCTAAATCAATAGCTATTTCTTTTGCATTTCGTAAATCTGGATACTCTGAAGGACAAACCCAGTCAGAGTCATTGTAA